TTCAAAGAGAGAATAAGTCTTTTTCTTGAGAAGTCAAGTCAAAATCTTGAAAGCCATCGTCATCGTTTTTTTGTTTTTTATTAAAAAACGGACAGCCTTCGTATCTTCTTTTTTCTATTGTTTCTTTCGGAAGAAGAGATTTTTCATTTATTTCTTTTCTTGTGAAATATGTTTTTTTGATATTTTTATTTTCATCTAGAACGCAATAATAATCAAAAGGAAATTTATAAGTGCAATACCATTTTGGCGAGCCATCTTTCTTTTTTTCATTTGGCTTGGAAGCTCTTCCGCACAATAGAAATCCAGAAAAACTTCCATCTTTAGGAACTCCTTGTTGAGCAGCTAAATTAGAAACGGCTGTTTTTTCATTGAATCCATCGGCGTATTTTTGATATTCTGCAAGCTCAATCTCAAAACCTTTAAGTTCGAAATTGCTTTTTGCCTGCATTTCAATTATGTTGTTTTCTTGTAAATCATCTTTTAGAAAAACAAATTCCATTTTTATATCCTCATATTGAGGATACATTTTTTTAATGGCTAGAGTGTAAATATAATCTTGCAAATTGTCGGTGATTTCTTTTCCTTCGAATTTTTTCTTATTTGTTTTGAAATCGCGAATAAGAACTATGCCATCGTTTCCATATATAAAGAGTTTATCAATAAAGCCTTTTACTTTATAAGACAGAGAATCTTCTTCAACAGTTATTTCAAAATCTTTTTCGGAAATAACCTCTGTTGGTTCACCGAATTTTCTTCCAAAGAAGTCATAAAACAGACCGTTCAATATCATGCTGCATATTTCTAGAGCGTCTTCTTGTTGAAGGTTTTTCTTTTTTACTTGTTTTAGTATTAGTCTTTTAACTCCGGGAGAAGAAAATGGATCTTTGCTTCGGATGATTGAATTATAATTATCAATATGCTTTTTATCTCCCAAGCATTCCAGTAAAAGATGAACAATATCACCTTTTAAAGCTCCGCTGTTTGTTTTATCAGGAAGTTTTAAATGATACTTGCACCAGTATTGCCAAGAACAAGATTTTAATACTTTGATTTTGCTTGCAGACAGAGTTTCTTTAGCCATTTAGATATTCTAGATAATCGTTTAGTATTTCAATTTCTTTGTTTTTTGCGTTTTGATCTTTCAAGAAATTGATTATGTATTTGATTTGGGCGGCTTTATTTATTTTCTTATTGATCCATGCATTTATGTCAGAGCCGTTTTCGAAAAGATCTGCGAAGTCTTTACAGTTGGGCAGATTTTTGTCTATTGGTAGTTTAATTTCTACTTTTGAAATATCGAAATACTTTATTAGTTTTAGATATATCTTTATTGCACCAGCTAATCCTCTGTTTTCTTCTTTATTTGCATCGTTATTAGTAGCAATTGTAATTTTATCCAAATTTTGAGAAGCAAGAAAAGAAATTTGCTTTGAGCTTATGTCGAGACCGAAAACAACCATTTGATTATAAACGCCTTGTTCAGATAGTGCGAGGCTATCTCCGATTCCTTCTATCAGAATTATTTCTTTCTTTGTTTCCAAGCTGTTTTTAAAAACAGACTCAGAATTAGGTATATTGACTGGATAAATCCAATTCGCTTTTTTGCCAAGATGTTTCCACTTAGGAATTGTAGAGTTTTCTTTCCAAAGCAAATGTCTTCCGCTCAAGCCAATAACTCTTTCGTGTTCGTCAAAAATAGGAAAAACAAATCTTCCGTTCATTTTTCCAGACATAGAAAAACCAGCTTTATATAACGATAAAGTTTTATCTGATATGTTCTTTTTGTTATAGAAAGAATAATGAGGTAGAAGAGTTTTTACTTCATCATGGCTGAAGAAAGTATCTGTTTCCATTTTGGGTGTTTTGATCTGTTCTATGAAATTAACTTCTTTGCTCTTTTGTAAAGATGACAATATATTAGACAATTCATCATCATTCTTGCAGCTTAATTCAACCAATTTGACAAAAGGAAGATAAGGAGTATTAGCTACGAAATCTTTCCATATGCCAGTGTCTTTCCAAATCTGCAATGCAGTTCTGTTGTCGCCGTCTCTATAAATCGCATTTGACTGCCAGTATTTACCTTTATCAGATAAACTGTAGCCAAGGTTAATCAAAATGTCTTGTATAGATTCTGTTTGCATTTAATCTAGGGATGGTACGCTATCTGAAGAATCTGAAACGAGATCGGCACTTGTGCTTACAGAGTCAGCGATGTCTCTCAAGTCTCCTTTCTCTTCTATTCCAAAATTAGCGAATTCAAGGTTGATAAAATTCTTCTTGAAAGATCCATCTGCCATTTTAACTGGATTGATGGCTCCAGAAATATCTTTACCAAGATGGCGAGCTTTAACATTAATCAATTTATGAGTTCCATAACCTTTCTCATTTTGTAGTTCATCCAAAGTTTTATTTCGAAGAATAAACATGTGAGAAGAGAACTGAGTAATTCGGTCGGACAAAGAGACAATGCTTTCATCGTCAACGACGTTAGAAGAAGCTTTATTCGTTACAATGCCTGTTCTATTCGACTGAACAGATGTAATCATCGAAATCTGGGGCTTGCTATTTGTTACTATTTCTTTCTGAATGCATTTTTTATATTTATCAACCATTTCACCGACAACTTGCCATTCGTTTTTATTATTGCCACTCATTTCGCTGGTGGTTTTAATATAATCAAAACTGAATACCATCGGATTACCTCTTCCGATCTTTGAAAAATAAAATCTTTTAAGCAAGCTTATCTGAGAATCAACGTTCATTCCGCCAACGTTGTAATAATAAAGCTTCAGATTTTTTACTGTTTCCCATACAGAACGAACTTTATCAACGATTTCTTTTCCAGCCCTTCTCCAGTTTCCACTTTCAAGAAGATGCATTGGAACTTTAGACAGAGCGGCACACTGTCTGAAGATAAGCTCCTCTTTGCTCATTTCGCCATTATCAAAATGCAAAACAGGAACATTATACTTTTTTGAAACCTTAGTAGTAAAATCCAAACAAAACTGCGTTTTTCCAACGCCAGACCTAGCTACGATTACTGTAATGTTGCCGGGTCTCAAAAGAGAGCCGTAAATTTCTTGAAGTCTTTGATGCGGACCAGCAAATCCAAATTCTGTAATTGGATTGTTTCCTCTGTCTTCAATAAGGTCTTCCATCTCTTCGAAAATGTTTTCAGGGTTATCTGCTCCATTTTCGTATAGATTTATTTGATTATTATAAATCTGATCGGCTGTCTCAACGATAGAAGAATAATCAGAAGAAGGAGGAATAGATTTCATCTTCTTACTGATTTCGTTGCAGCAAGAAGTAATTTCTCTTCTTATCGTGTATTTTTTAAGCTCTTTAGCAATGCTTGTAATTGAATCTGAAGAAATCTTTCTAAGCGCAAGACCTTGAATATAATCAAACGGATTAATATTGTCTTCAAACGACAAATTAAAGTTCTTGACTCTTTGCGAAATAACAACTTCATCTATCTTTTCGCCTGAGTCGATAGTTTGCTTTAGTACGGAAAAAATAGTTCTATTTATTTTAGAAGACTCTGCCCAAAAATCTTTCTCTGTTATAAAGCTGGCAATATCGGCGTATCTATCTGGATATTTGATCAACGCAGCCAAAAGCTGTGTTTCTAGATCGTAAGAATAAATCATGCGCCGCAACCATACTACTCGTCTGGGGTAATGTCAAGAGGTTGTTGTTCGTTATCAACTTCGTCTAGATATTTTTCTATCGCTTTTATTAATCCCATTTCAACAATCGGACTGCAAACTTTACTGTATATCATTGGGCAACCGTCTTGATCAACATAAGCCACGATAAATCCGCGAGAAGAATCGTCAGAACCAGTAAACTCAAAAAGCTTGTTAAAGAAGTTCTCAGGTATTTTGAAGTTTTTAAAATTCTCTGAAGAGTTTTTTTTCATTTTATAATATTACACCTTGAGACTCAAATAGTCCAATTGTTATTTTATCGTTTGGAAAAATGGTCAAAAGCTTTATGTCGTTTAATTCACAAAATCTTTCTTTTTGTTGATCTCTTTTTAATTGGTTTAAAAAATTGATTTTGTTTTGATGAAAGAATTCAATATATTTAGTATGTTGTCGTCCTTGTACTTCTATTGCAATTTTTTTATTTGCATTATAAAAATCCAATGTAAGTCTTGTTCCAACAATAGGAAATTCTTCAAAAACAACATTTCCAGTCCAAAATTTTTCAAGAAATTTTTTGACTTCGAACTGGAAATTGCTTCTGCTTGCTTTATTCCAATCTATAAGGTATTGCCTTACATTTTTACAACGTTTTTTTTTATTATTCAGTGATAGAAATTCCATCTGAGAAATTAAGTAGATTTTTGCTGATGTAGTTGAAGAAGAATTTTTTAAGTTTCTCGTCTTCGTTTATTAGTTTTTCGAATTTACCTTGCCCTTGTATTTGAGCAGGGAATTCAGAAAAGCCAGCTTCTCTTACGATTGTTAGAAATTCTTCGTCGAAACTGATCCAAGCTCCTTTTTTAACAGCGATTTCCCACATAAGAAGGAAGTCGAAGATTTCTTTTTCAATCCAGTTTGAGGTTCCGTTCTTACGACCATATTTGATCGGATATCTTATTACGCAATTAGTTCTTTCATTTGGAGATTTTTTAATTACGATTTTTGCAAAGTGTCCGAGATATGGATTTTTTTGCTCATCGTAAGGAGAGTTAGGATCTTCAAGGATAAGATCTCCTTTGTATCTCGCGTCGAATTCAAAAATCCAGTTAGCGAAATGCAATAAAGCGTTACCACCAGTTGCGCTAGTTTGTCTCACTGGTGCTTTACTGTAAGGATCAAGTTTGATATCTGCGCGAACTTGAGAAATGAATACAGCAATGTGTCCACGTTTTTGAAGGGCGATTGAAATTCTTTTCATAAGATCGGCGGCGATAACCGCTCCACCAGCAACCTTTTGAGAATCTTCAAAGGTTTTATCCAAATCGCATTTTCTAATCAAACCATCAACAGAGTCTAATAGAAAAAAGTATTGAATATTTTCTTCGTTTTTTCCGACGAGTTCTCGCATCGAATCGAAGACTGTTTCGTGAATATTGCATTCAAAAACGAAACAAGTACCATCAACCCACTCATCTTCTGAGAAGACGAATTTTACGCCAGAACGTTCGATCATTTGCGGACTAAGGCGACCTTCGGCTTTGATATAAAAGCCTTTTCTTTTTTCTGGTTTATCCAGAAAGTTTTTCATGAATTGAAGTGCGGCACTTGTCTTTCCGCCTTCATTGATTCCACAGAACCTATGCAATCCAGTTCCGAGGCCACCTTCCAAGAAATAATCAACAAGCAAGCTTCCGCTTGAAACCTTGTAATCGATTGCTT